GCTTCTTTATCTTTATGCATCTGTTCTACCAAATACTGAACAGGAGCACCATGACGAAGAGCCAAACTAATAGTTCTAGTATAGCCTGCGTGATTCGGGTTGTCAAATACCTGTACGACGTCTTTAATGACCAATTCTTCATCACCTTCTCCAATACGTAAATCGTATTTATTTTGTTTGGTTTTATAAGATCTTTTAGTTAATGTTCCAAATTTATATTTTCTAGGAACTTCTATTAATTCTGCTTTTCCTGCCATAACTTCATAAGGTCGATCGTCTAAAAGCCCGACTAAAACAACCCATTTATCTTCTTTGACACTAGTATGATATATATCACACTGTAACATTTCTGGGCGTTTTGGAGCGTGGCGTTCTATAATTTTATTATCACTTCTTGAATTCGTGTTTTCTTTTGAGACTAAAACGCCATCTCGTGAACCTTCGCGATATATCGTTATTCCTTTACAACCAGCTTCCCAACCGGATTCATAGACTTTCTTTACTGTATCAATATCAACATTAGCTGGTAAATTTGTAGTATTTGATATTGCATGACATACCCATTTTTGCGCCGCAGACTGAATCCATACTTTATTAACCCAGTCAATTTCATTAGCAGTAGCACGGGAATAAGGACTATGCGAAACAGCAATTGATGGATCATCCTTTTCCCATTCACAATCCGGATCTGTTGAATCCATCCATTCTTTAAACTTGTGATGATATACAGTGTATTCTTGCCATTTATCCCCTAAATCATCTATAAAATCTACACGGGCATTAACGTCCTGTGGGTTAATTTTTCTTCTTCTGGTATAGTGAAGCATGAAAGCAGGTTCAATGCCTGAAGTAGTTTGAGTTAAACATGAAACAGAACCAGCAGGTGCCGTTGTAGTATTCGCAATGTTTCTGCGACCTGTTATTCTATATTTTTCTAAAGTTTCATCATCTAATTCGTTTAATATTCGATTTAAAAATACGTGACCTTCTTCTTTTAGTGGATGGTATATTGGAAACGCACCTCTTTCTTCTGCTAGGTTAATTGATTCAGTATATGATCCGATTGCTAATAGTTTATAAAACATCTCAACTGTAGCTATAGAATTTTCTGATCCATACGTTTGTCCTAACATTGCAATCGCGTCTCCAACACCAGTAACCCCCAAACCGGTGCGACGGCCTTTTATTGCTTGTTCTTTAATGAATTCCCATAAATCTAATTCTATTTTTTTAATATTGTCAGATTCTGGATCTTTTTCTATTTTTTCCATAATTTTATCGATTTGTTCTAACTCTAAATCGATCATGTCATCCATAAGTCGTTGTGCCTTTTTAACAATATTAACATAATCAACTTCATTAAACTTCGCTTTTTGAGTCCATGGGTTTTCTACAAACGAAGTAAGATTTACTAACATAAGACGACACGAGTCGCCTGGAGATAAGATTATTTCACCACACGGGTTTGTAGATGTTGAACCAAAACCTTCGTCGGCATATATGTCACTTGGGGTATTTTTTATTGCAGTATCCCAAAATAAAATTCCGGGTTCAGCTGAAGCGTGAGCGCTTTCAATAATTTCATCCCATATTTCTTTAGCATAAATCATGTTACAAATTTCTGGTTCTTTTGAATCAACTGGCCATCGTTGTTCATATAAACCATTAGATTTAACTGCTTTCATAAATTCGTCTGATACTCTAACTGAAACATTAGCACCGGTAACTTTCGTAAGATCTCTTTTAAGACGAACGAAATCTAATACTTGAGGATGATGTACTGATATTGATAACATTAGTGCACCACGACGACCTCCTTGGGCTACTTCTCTACAACTATTTGAAAATCTTTCCATGAAGACTTCTATTCCGTCTGTTGTTCTGGCTGCATTTTCGCACGTTTGTCCTCGAGGACGTAACTTACTAATGTCAAATCCGACACCACCGCGGCGCTTCATAATTTGAACTTGTTGTTGGTCAGTATGTAATATGCCACCATAGCTATCTTCTGGTGAATCAATTACGAAACAATTTGAGAGAGATTGTATCTGATAAGGGTTTCCAATTCCCGACATTGGGGAGCCTTGAGGAACAATATATTTGAATTTATGAAATAACCTAAATATTTCCAATTCTGACATTGGGTTGGGATATTTTTGTTCGATTCGCGCAAACTCAGAAGCTAGTCTTTCATGCATCTTTTTTGGAGTTTTCTCATAATAATTTCCATATAAATCTCTTAACGCATATTTTGTTACCCATACATTAGTTGCTAATTCATCCCCTTCGAAGTATTTTAAAGTGGCTTTCAAAACTTCTTCTTTTGTGTATTTATTCATCTGATAAATCCTCTTTCGCTTTTTTTACTTTTTCCCATATTTGACCTAACTTTTTCTTTGGATCTGATGTCATTTCATATTTTTCGAAATCTGAATCATTCAAAACTTTAAATGTAGATTTCGAACAATCTATTTTTATTGGTATATGTAATCCATCCATTCCAGCTCTGTTTTTTGCGACGAATAATCTCGCAAATCCAGAAGCCTTTTCTTCAGGCTTTCTGGATAAACCTAATACAACGTCTGAAACTTGAGCTTTCCCATAAGATTCTCCCATGTTTTCTAGCCCAACATAATCAGCGTTTGCACCAGTTCTATTAGATTGAGATGCTGTCCAAACAGGAACATTAAAATCTGCTGCTAACTGTCGTAACTCTTCGTATATCAACTGTAACTCATGTCTCATTGCTTCATATGCTTTTGTAGATTTCATAACGTCAGCATAATCGATTATAACAACACTTGGCCAATAGTTTCTTAATTTTAACTTTTCTAGATGATTTCTTATCGTATTTACACTTGCTGTGCGAGTAGGGTAATATTTTATTATCAATTTACCAAATTCACCTTTTTCATAAGTTTCAATAACATTTTTTTTATGATCAATTAAGTCAGAACATGGAATATCACATATATTTGCGTCATATCTTTTTCCTGTTAATGTTTCTGATAACTCAAAAGTATAATGAACTACAGTCTTACCTCTTCTGAGCGCTTCGGCACCCATAGCTACTAACCAATGAGACTTTCCTACACCTGTTGGTGCAACTATAACTCCCAATTCTCCTCGTCCTAAACCACCATCTAAGACTTCCTTAGTATCCAATTCTTTAATTCCTGTTGGGGTAGTTATTCTTTGGATTTCATGAAATCGAGCTTCTAAGTCTTCAAAAAAATCATGACCAATTGAATGTGGCATGCCTACCGAAACAGCTTTTCTCATGAGATCTACAACTGATTCGAATTGTTCGCCTTGTACTAATTCAACTGCATTAGTTAATGCTTCCTTGAATGCTTGCCTCTTACAGAATTGCAAGGATTTATCTTTGACGTAAGGTAGATCTTCTGGATTTTGATTCATTCTCATTCTTTGAAGGAAAGCTACAACTTGATCACGCAAAAGAATGTCTGATCCTGCTTTTAAATCATCTTTTACAATTTGAATTAGTAATTGCATTGTTGGAAAGCAACGATAATCAGAATAATAACTGAAATATTTATCACATAAATAACGCAGATATTTTAAATCAAAATAATCTGGTTGCATTACTTCTTGCATTTGTGCGGCCCAATCTTTATCGCTAGCTAATCCTTGAAATATTTTTTCCTGAAAAGGTTTACCATACCGACTAAAATTAGTGGTTGTTGAATGAATAGTTTTAGTGTTGGACATATTAACCCCTATGTTATTCCTACTTCTTTATACAAGCATTTAATCGCATGTATAAGCGATCAACATTAATATTTCTTGGTATTTCTGCACCTTCGGTAACCAATTCGCGAATCATATTTATTTTATTTGTTTTTGGATCATATATGTCAACTCTTTCTTTAAGATCTTGTATTTGTTGAGCTGCTAGATTGCTAATATCCAAGTACATAAGTTTCCAATTTCGCTTTGGGATTTCCGGATTTTCTAAAATATTTTTGTATAACTTAAGCTTTTTTTGTTCGAACCTTTTCGCGCATAATTTAAGTATGTCGTCAACACTGACAAACTTATTTTCTGCAAGTTCCGGAAACCTTTTCACTAGTGAAGAAAAGCCACAACCTTTTATCCCTGGTATGCCATCAGATGAATCTCCTATGAAGGATCGGGCTGTAATAAAATTTTCAACAGTTACCCCATATCTCTCTAGAACATAATTTTCATCTAAAAATATTTTCTTTCGAGCTGGGGACCATTGCAAAGTTTCCTTACTTATTAATTGATGTAAATCCTGATCCATGGAAACTATTAATTTCTTTTTTCCTGGGAAACTATATCTACATATATAACCAATGATATCATCAGCCTCACACTGATCTACGTATAATTGTTGTACTGGAATGTTTTTTAATAATTGTGTCGTTAAACCAATTTGGTAATTAAAATTTTCTTTCGTATCTGGAATATCTTCATATAAATCAGATCGATTTAATTTTATTGGCTTGCGATTCATTTTATACTCGGGAAGAATTTTTCTTCTTCTTGCTGAACCTCCTCCTTCCCAACAAACTATAATTCTAGACGGTTTGAATTTATCTGCATACATGCTTAAAGATTTCATAAATCCTATCGATCCACCAATGTGATGGCCATGAGCTGACATAATTGGTACTACGACATACGATCTTGCAAAAACATTATAAGCATCGATTAATAATATTGGTCCTTCTTCCATTATCCCTCCAAGTCTTCTTCTAACGAAAGTGAAATTTGCCTAATTTCTTCGAAACTTTCAGTATCAACATTAGCTTCCGTAATAGAACCCATTAGATTAGCATGGGCTGCGTTAAATACTAAATCAATATAAGGTTTATATTGTGGGCTAGCCCATATATCTGCAAAATCTGCTTTATAGAATTTCTTTTCTTCAATGATTGATCCATCCTTGGTTGAACACACCGTAAGGTTTTTCCAAGCACCAGTACCTTCAATTGTTACTGCTAAATTTTCATGCTCTATAGGGCCATTATCTTTGCAGAATCTACGTAGAACATCAAAAGTTTGTTCGTGTTCAAAAACGCCTTTTCCAAAATGTATTTCAAAGTTACAAGTTCTGAAAGGAGGAGCAACTTTATTCTTTATTGTTTTAGCTGAAACATTGATCCCAACAATGTTCCCTTTTTTGTCTTTGATCTGTTGTCCAGCACCCAACTTGATTCGTACAGATGAGTGAAAAGGGATTGCCTTACCCCCGGGTGTAGTAGTAGGATCTCCATACATAA